CTGACTGAACGCCATCGATGAGAAGTGTTGTCGCATAAGCGGCGGCGGCAACGGCGGCGACACCGAATGCAACACCGGCCTTCTTGCCGAAGTCTCCAACCTTTGATCCGAATCCTTCGATTTCGCCTTCGGTACTTTTCAGACCCTTTTGAAGATCACTGAAATCGGCATCGAATTGAATCTTTACCTTCGGAATGCCGGCCATTAGTTTAGCTCCAGATCATTGATGATTCCTTTAACCATTGAAATATATTCGGCCGACACGATTGGCGCATAGTCGTCCACGGTCGGAGTGATCCAATATCCGCGAGCATTGCGGCCAACTTTGAATCGGTTTGTGTAGTTGCGCCCGATGGAATCTAATCCGGGTTCGGATCCATGTTCTGATCCCCATAAGAGCGCACCGGCCGGAGCCGCGTCCATCTTAACCTTCTTGCCTTTACCGGACTTTGATGCGACGCCGCCATACTTTCGACCGACCTTCTTGGATCCACCTACATCAACACGAATCAATCGATCTCGTGGAGTAGAAATTGAAAGAGCGACGAGTTTTGCTTGTGGAGTCGGAGCCGCGTCTGCGGCCTGCATAAGTTGTCCGGCAAGTCTGGCCGAGAGTGGTTGTGCCAAGTCTCTGACTCGCGCCTGTGTCTCTTTGTCCATCATGTTAAGAGTCGCGATGAGATTCTTCAATGCTAAGGGTTCAAGAGTGATTTCGAATTTACCTTGACCCTTAGTTGATGCCATTTCGCTTCTCCAAGATCTCGATTGCCGTGTATATCTGCTCCGCCGTCTGCCATTCTCTCATCGGGATGCCGGTTGCAATGGCCAACTCGACGAGAACTCGATTTATGCTTCCGACGGGATAGCTTTTGGGTCGGCCGACCCTGCCGAAATATCGGCCACGGTTTCGCACCACGGCTCATAATTCTTCACGGGTTTTCCTCCCAATTCTCTTTTCATCGCATGGTAAGCAAGGAAAAGAAGATCCGAGACTCCGATTTTTGTCTCGGCCTGTTGAATTGTGAATCCTGTTTTTTGTTCCCACTTTTGCCATTCCGGTGGAGCCGCAACGAATGTCACGGACTCCCCGGATTGGTAAGTGATCTCGATATTGAGTTTCATGTTCGCTCCCGTTTCTTAGATATTAGCTGAATGTCGCTGACGGAGTGCCATCGACTAAGAATGTCCATGTGTCTGTTTGAGCATCGGGAGCAGAGCCGCCGACATTCGGGAACACTGGAAAGACATTGAATGTCCACACTGCACCGGTGACGGCCGTGAGTGAGACTGGAAGTGTTGTGTTCGGTGCTGAGTTAGCCGCCGCCCACATTGATTCGAAGAGTGATGATGCGGCTCCATAATCCGAAAGAAGATCGGTTGTGAATGTCCATTGATCATCGATGTGTTTGTAAGCTTTACCGTTGAGGGTTTGATACGTCGAAATCGTTGGCGCATTTGAGAGCGTCGCGGACGTCGCTTGTGCGTCGTAGTTGTCCGAGTCGATCGTGAAAACTATGTCCCGACCCGTGATGATTGTTGTTGGCATTGTGATCTCCTCTTAGATGTTTTCTTGGTTGTAATAGGTCGAGACGGATAGATCGGCCACGAGAAGATTGCTCGCCCCGATTGTTGTGACTGACGGAATTGAAACGTCTCCGACGACGTACCCGGACGGCATTGCGCCCAGAATTCCGATGATGAGTTTTTCCAACCCATCGAGTGCGCCGGCATTGTTGTTATATGCAACGGCGGCGGTGATGATGAAATTCAATTTGACTTTGACGGTTGTTTTTCCGATCAATGTGCTTTCCATGTACGGCGATCCCGGAACGATGACACAAGCTGGAGGAATTAATGCCTCGGGAACCGATGCATAGACCGAAGCCGTCACACCGGCGAGAGCAGTTGCAAGAACGTCTCTGACATTGACTTGAATGGATGTGGGAGTTGGCATTCTACATCGCCATGTTTTCAACGTCTAAGAATGGAGATAAAAGCCCTATGACTCGATTCTGGAGACTGCGACCGAGAACGAACGGCGTCGGAACGAAATCGATGTTCGACGATGTGTTCCCCGGCGCGAGAATACTTTGAAAGATCTCTACCGATACCACCAAGATCGCATTCTTGACCGGTTCATTGCCCTGATAAATATCGGCCGCCGATGATCCATCCAGTGCGGCAAGACCAGCCGGAATGAATGGCGTTGGATACGTTGTGTCGGCTTCACCTGTTGCCGTTGTAAAAATAAACGGAGCAACGCGATCATCGGTGACTGTAAGTGTTCCATCGAATACACCGCATCCGGTAACAATTACATCCTGACCCGGGACGAAATAATTGAGACGCTGAGTTGTAAAATATGCGACGGAGTTTTGTACGGTGACACTTGTGACGGCGGCTTGGTAAGAAGTGAGCATCGGAAGAATGACACCTTCGGCCGAATCAATCATTGAATCAAGATAGACATCTGAATACAGGGATTCGCTCACACCTAACACGGCTCTCAGCTCGGAAGCGGTGAGAATGTTAGGCATGAGCGATCCTTTCGTCTGCTCGGCTAGATACGGGAGCGCACCTAGCCGATGATTGGTATTGGCTTAGGTGAAGTTAAACATCTGTCCACCGGCGGCAAGTTTTGTCGCGATGGCACCGTATGAATTGAGTGAGATCTCCACTGTTCCATCCGATGGCTTATTGACATCAAGACGGAAGTTAGGTGACTCATACCATGTGAATGCGCCCGGCTCCAAGACGACCATTGAATCATCGGCCGTTCCTGTGAATGTTCCGGAGTTGTCCACGAAGAAATTGAGGCCAAGAACAAGTCCGACCTGTGATTGACCATTGACCGCACCTGCTTGATTGGATGGGAAATAAGCATTGAACAACGGTGTTCCGTTGTCGTTATAGCCCATTATTTTCGCCCATTGTGCTGGCGAGACTAGAAGATTTCTTGCGAACTTCTGTGTGTTGGAATAGACGGCGGCGTTCGCCTCTGACACGTAACCGATAAGACCGGCGGCGGTGAGTGCTTGTGCCGTTGCAACTGTTGATGCATCGGCTTTGATTTGTGCGGCGGCGGCAGTTGTCTGCGCGAGAGCCATTGACGAAGCCATGATCATGAGCAATTCATTGAAGAACGCTGGAGATGATCGATCGATGATCTCTTGTGTGAGAATGTTGCGGCCTGCATAGCGGCTAATCGGGACTGATAGATATTCCGAAGTAACTCCGGTATTGCTAACGGCTCCGCCTTCTGCAACTGCGGCGACTGTTGCCACGGCTGTGATTTTTGGAATCTGGAATTCAAGACCAGCGTCCGGCAATGTTCCGCGAGAAATCGCATCGATTGCTCCACGAGTTGAGTTTGAAAGACCATTGACGATCTCTGTGAGCTGACGTGTTGGATTGAATCCCGGATTCGTTGTACCGAGATCATCGTTGGCGGCCGCGACGAAAATCGCTGAATCTGAATTTGGATTCAATGACGCTTTGATTGAGTGCTCGACCCATGAACCCATGTCGATGACTGGTGATCGTGGCTTTGTATAGTGCAACGGAACGTGTCCGAGATTGACGACTTTGGAAGCTTCAACCGTTTCGGCTGGAGCATCTGGAACGGTTGGAGTGGTTTCCACTTCGTATTCTCCTTCATTAGATGGTTTGGATGTTTCTTCTGTTTCCGTTGCTCCCGGTACGGAATCAGAATCTTGGTTCTCACTTGCGGCCACACTAACAAGAGCCGACGCAATGGCCGGATCTGTAACGAGTGAGACTTCTTTGAGTGAACTTGCGCTAATTGTAAGAATGCCATCGATGTTCTTGTACTTTTGAGCAATCACTCCGACACTGAATCCATCACGGAGTCCAGAACTTGCTTCAACTAAAGCATCCGATCCGGCGGTTGTATTGCCGACGGAAAACACGGCATCGATTCCTTCGTTGCTCACTTTGTAGGATTTCAAGAATCCAATCGGAGATTCGCGGCGATGTTCCAAGAGAAGTTTTGTTTTGTCGCCGAAAGTAATTGAATGCGGCAAGAATGACGTCTCACCGGCTGACGTGGATCCAGTTTCATTCCATGTCACAATACGTCCGGAGATTTCGCGCTTAGGAAAATCCGTCGCCGATACTTTAATCGAGAACGTGATTTCTTTTGCTTGCATTTTGATGTTATCCATTGATCATATCTTCTTCCTGTCGTATTTCTTCCGATGTAATTGCACCCATGTCAAATAAGACTTTGTACACGTCGGCTCGTTCTTTTGCTGACCCTCGCAAGTAATCATCAAGATCGTATTTGACTTCTTGTGCCGAATTTACGAAATCACTCATCGAGAGTCTTTGTTCCATCTGAACGATTACCGGACGCAATGAGAAGTCAAGCAGAGTTTGACGCGATGTTGTCGCATTTGAATACGTCATCGATGATCCGGTATCTGCATCCACATAGAACGCCGGGATGTTCATTGCTCGTGCTAACTCTGTTGCAACGTAGGCGCGAGCTTCATTGAGTTGTAAGCGAGATGGGTCGAATCCTAAAGTTTCAAGAGTGACATCTGCATTCAAGAACGCTGTTGAACGATTGCGACGAGCCGCGCCCCAAGACTCCAGGAGTTTAGCAATGCGATCGGCTGGCAATGCGGTTCCATTTGATTTGAGAACCATTGTCGGAACCGGTTCTCTTGCATACATAACCGCCGCGCGTTCGAGTTCGAATCCTGCGCGAATGGTGCGACCTGCTCGATTAAGAATTCCACAATCGTTCCCACTAAATACGGCTAAACTTCCAACGCCTTGATCTGGAATTCTTACTCCGTCGATGTAATAACCGTCAATCTCTGTTCCGAGAGTGTTTGTTTTAATTGATACACGAGCCGGATCAATTCTTTCCGCCGATCTAATTCGATACGTGTCGGAATAAATCTCCAAGACGCGAAGATATGCATAGCCATACAGGATGAGATCGGCAATGAGCCAGACATAAGTTGCGGCTCCGGGAATTCTTGGATCCGGTTGTGCGATAACTCGTGGAGGATCAATGACTCTTGAATTGTCCACTTTGTTTCGAACGACTAACGGAATACCGGCAACCGATGACGAGATGATTCCAACTGCTCGCGCACATACCGGGACGGCCATGCATTCGGCTCGCGTTGCCGTGAGCTGGCCATTGATGAATCCGATGGAGGATTCGATGCTTGGCAATGGCGCGAGTGATGCCTGTACGTCGTAGGCCACGACGGGAGGAACCGAAGTTCTTGAGAATAGTGCCATGTGTGAAGTTTATCCACAGGCTTAAACACTATCCGACGAGAATGTCCACTTCCGTGCTCGGGCGAGTCGCGAAGTGTGTCACGAGAGCCGATGCAACGGCGGCACACACGGTCGTCTGAGACGCGCGTCTTCCTATGATCCATCCGCCATCGCCATGAGGCAGGCGAACGGCTGAGAGCATTTGTTTTGTGAATTCTGGATTCTCTTTGTGACGCAATCGCCCGGATGTGATGGCCGAGAGAAGCTGATCACAAGCCATCGCATATAAGCCGCCATCGATGTCTTGAATGGGGATTCCTGCCGGAGATAGGCGCGTTGCCACATTGCTGGCCGTTCTCTTGGAGTAGGCCACCATCTCGACCGGATATTTTTTGCAGTGATCGGCGATGTCATTCGCCATTGATAAATCGTTGAGTGAGATTGCATTCTCCCACGTCCGAAGAAGCTTGACCATGAACCGGTCGCCTTCGATGACTTGCGCGGCTACGAGTGCTCCAGCGCGGCGATCCGGTGAGAGATCCAATCCGAACCAAGTCGGCTTCTCTGGATCTAAATCTATTTCATCGGCGCAAGATGCCCACGAAAGAGCCGGAATGACTGCATCCTTTTGATGAATCCAACGAGCGAGAATCTCTTGTTGTACGACGTGCGGCGGATCATTCAGAACCGCCCGGATGTTGTCGGCGTTGATTGTGTACCCCAACGCTGGAACGGCGGCAATCCAATTCTTCTCGTCATGGATGTCGTCGGTATATCCTGACCATTCGAAGTAAGCGATGTCATCGCTTCCGCCAAGTGCGGCGTTCATGCCACGTTCCCGGAGTTGATTCAAGACAACCGAAGTCTGATCCCCGGCCGTCGAGAATGTCCAGACTTGAGGATTCGACGATGCCATCATCGTGTATCGAAGCGATGCGAACCCTTCAAGATCCTTCATCTCTGAGAGTTCGTCCATGTACACCGTCTCCGGGCGGCTAATTCCACGAGCCGCCGAATTACTTGCCCGGACGATGTATCGGTTGCCGTTCTTGAGTTGGATTTCTTCGGATCCATGCGCCCATCGAATGACCTTGACTTGATTCTTGAGAACGTCATTGGACTCGATGATCTTGACGAGCTGACGAAAGAGTTCCAGCGAAGTGGAGAGCCGGTGAGCCGAACCAATCTGGAGAGGTTCATTCCACAAGAACAAGCCGCCAAGTGCTCGCATGATCAAGAGTGTGGACTTGCCTATCTGACGAGCACCCACAATCGTGACCTCCGAATGCGCCCATCGGCCATCGGCCTTGATTTTGTGAG